TATGAAGTGTTAAACTCAGCTATTCGCAAATTAGACTCTAAAGAAGTTCCATCAGATAATCGTGTTATCTTAATGAATTGGGCTACTTTAACTATGTTAGAACAATCTTCTCAATTCGCTAACAACTTCCATGTTGCTACTGAGTTAAACGGGTTATCAACTGTAACTGTATCAGGAGTTCCTGTACTTTTAACTAACTTAATTCAAGATGGTGAAGTAATCGTGTTACACAAAGATGCTATTGCTCAAGTACAATACTTAGACCAAGTTAAATTCGGTGAAATGGAAAAACGATTCTCAGAATACGTTAAAGTATTATCAGTACATGGTGCATTAATCTGTCGCCCAGAGTCAATTGTTCGCATTAGTAAGTAAGTGATCTCTGTATCGCTACAACAACAAGTAGGCGAGGATACAGAAGTTGTAGAGGTTAAGCCTAAGAAACCTCGTACTCGTAAACCTAAAACAACTGAATAATTAATAAGGAGTGATGTAGATGCTTGAATTAATCAAAAAGCTATCTAATACAAAGGCAGATGATGAAGTAATCAACTTCTACATCGCCAACGCTAAAAAAGCAATTCAGTCATATCTAAATGACGATAAACTAGATGTAGCAACGCTTTACTACAATGAAGTGGTAGAGCTTACTTGCTACTACTTAAACAAAGCCACAATGTCACAAGGGGCAGTTGAGAATGGAGCAATCAAATCCATTTCATCAGCAGGTCGTAGTGTGACATTCATGGACTTTGATACTTTGAATAATGTAGGTATTCCTCAGACAATTAAAGATAGATTACCAAAACCTAAAACCATTGTGAAAGTGTGGTGATAGAATGGCGATTAATGATTTATTCTATACCGAAAAAGCTACACTCATGGTGGCTATTCCTAGCAAACCAAATGAATGGGGTATTGTAGAACAAACCTATGACTATGTTGCAGAGGATATTCCATGCTCTATCACACCTATTTCAACCTACCATTCTCAACAAAAGTATGGTGTTAATTCAGATGTTTCATTTGAACTATCACTTGATTATATTGAGAACTGTGAGTTAGCTACTAATGTGGTAGTTGATGACATTCCTTATCGAGTTAAGACTTTTACTATCTATCCTGCTTTCATGGTATTACCAAAATCTATCACTTATGGTCTTGAACGATGAAGATAACAATTGATGTATCAGATTTAGTAAAGGGACTAGAGAAAGATTTGGAGTCCATTCGTGAGGGCATTGAAGATGGTATGAGACAAGTATCTAGCGAGATAGTAGCCATGCAACACGATATTATAGATACACGAATAGGTGGAGATGGTACTTATGTTAGAACAGGCTTGTTAAAGTCATCAGTTACAATTATGCCACTAGAGTGGAGTGCAGGATTAGCTAGTATGACTATCACCAACGTAGGTTGTAATTATGCAGTCTACAATGAATATGGAACTGGTATTTATGCAGATAACGGTCAAGGTAGACAAGGTGGTTGGTACTATCCAGTTGGTGATGGTACATATCGTTTCACGTTGGGATTACCACCTAAATACTTTGTTCGTGACTCATATGAGTTTTACAAGGATAAAGCACCTAGCATTATTCAACAATCAATATTCAATAAGTTATAAGGGGGATTGACTCATGCTATCAATTCGCAAACAACTTAAAGAGGGATTGAGCAAAGCAACAGGATTGGAAGTATATTTCGTACAACCACCTATTGATAAAGACGTAGCAATCCCACTTTTAATCTTAGAAGAAAAAACTAACAGTCAATACCATCGTGACCGTAATAGTCACATGGAGATTGTTAATTTATCATATGACATTAGCATTTACACAGACAAGCCACAACAACTATTTGAGCTTATGGATAGTGTAGATGATTATTGCCATAGTGTAGGTCTTAGACGTACATTCACAAGTGCAGATATGAACATTGGCAACCAACTATGGTGTAAAACAATGACTTATAACTGTAAAGCAAAATCAACAAAAGGTGATGACAATATCACCATCTATAATTAATTAAAGAAAGTGAGCTGATTATTAATGGCATTATTATCAACTGGTGTTGAAGTAAAAATTGGAGCTTTAGACATCTCAGATGTAGTAACTGCATTACCAGAGTTAGGAAAAGGTGAAGCAGAGAAAGTAGAAACTACTACTTTAAACTCTAAAGTTCGTACATACATTAACGGTATTAAAGGACAAGCAGATTCTTTAGCTATCGAGTGTCAATATGACAAAACAAAATACGAAGCATTAATCAAGTTAGAACAAGCAGGTGCTTCTAACAATAAAATTTCAATCAAATTCAAAGAAGATGAATTAACATTCACATTTGATGCTTCTGTATCTATGACTCATGTTACAGGTGGAATTAACGAGTTACGTACAATGACAGTTAATTTAACTCCTGCAACTGAAATCAAAATTGGTTTTGGTTCAGCATCACCAATCGCAGAAGTTAAGTAATAACTAAAAAACTTGAGTCCTCTACTATGGGGACTCTTTCTATATTAAATATATATCAAGAAAGGAATGTGATAACACATGGCAATCAAGCAAGTAGAATTCATGGGATTAAACCTAACATTAGCAGGAACTAAAGAGAAAATGGCATTAGAGAAAGCATTAGGTGGTTCACCTTTAAATCATATTTTACCTATGATGGGTGGAGTATCAGAAGAACAAGAAATGGATTTCTCAAAAATGCAAATTCCATCTTTACCATTTATGGTTGCAGTATTACACGCATCGGCTCAAAAGTTAAATGCAGGTGTTTCAATGGATAAAATGATGGACATTGTAGATGCTTACTTAGAGCAAGATGTAGAAAACTCTGTCTTTGGTTTATTTGCAATCGTGATGGAAGTCTTACAAACAGGTAAATACTTACCAAGCCAAGACTAATAGTTTGTTAGGTGGATTTTAAGTCGGCTAAATCTACCGATACAGATTATTACTCTTGAGGTTAGTATTAACCTTAAAAGGTAAGGTTAAAAGGTTTAGAGTAAAAATGATTTACTCAAAAGGTTTTAAGTTTCTTGAAGAAACTCAAAAGAAAGGAAGTGATTGAATGATAGTAATTAGAAAGGAACATCGAGTATTCTATCCCAAACTAGACATTAGAGCTTCTTTGACCATAGATAAGCTATTCGGTGATGTTACTGCACCACTTCTTAGTTATATGTCGCTAGAAACTCAAGTCCTACTACTATCATTATCACTTCAACAATACAACTTAACAGATGATGAATTGTATGAGCTGATTGATGAGATAGAGGACTTAAATAGCTTGATTTTGGAGTTATATCAAGAGAGTGGACTTATTAATCAAGATGAACAACAGAACTCCACAGATAGTGATTTAGAGCAAGATTCTGAGCAATCTAGCGATACTTCTAGTGAGGTTATTACCTTTGAGTCACATATGATGGATTTACTAGGTCAATGTATGAGTATTGGTATGAGTGAGCAAGAGTTCTACAACTCTACATTGAAACAAATCACTAGATATGTTGAAGCTCACAATAAGCAACAAGAGAATGACCTACAACAAAAAGCGTTCCTAGACTACCAATTGGCTAACTTGATTTGTGTGTCGGTAGGTAGATTAATGAGTAAGGATGCTAAGTATCCACCATTCCACGAAGCATATGCTTTCCTTGACACAGAGGAAAACAAGAAAGCTAGAGAAGAAGAAGAACGTAAACGTAAGATGAGCGAATATAGAGCTTATATGATGGCTTTCGCAGAGTCACAAAATAATAAACAAACACAATCAGAATAGGGTGATAGAGTGAATTAGATTGCTCTATTGCCCTATTCTTTTTCCATTTCACAAACTTGCTCTCTAACAGGTGAGGGCAAAATATTATACAGAAAGGAAGTGTTCGCATGAACGAAGAAAAGATTATTGGCATTAAGCTAGAAGTCGATAATAGTGATGTAGAAAAGTCCTTTAAAGACCTTGAGAAGTCATCAAAGAAGATGTCTGACAAAGTGGCTAAAGATAGTAAAAAAGCCAACGATGCTATGGTTAAGAACACTCAAAAAGCTACTGATAAACTTAATAAGCAATTCAAAGACTTGCAAAAGCAAATGACTAAATCATTTGATGCTAAAGGTCTTATGAGTAAAATGCAGAAACAATTATCTAGTCTACAATCTCAAATTAAATCAACATTGGGTGATATTGTAGTAAATGCTAAGATTAGTGCCACTACTGATAAATCACAAGCTTTAAATGCCGATAAATCACAAGTTGATTTAGGATTGGGTGGAGCAGTAGCAAGTGGTGCTATCCTTAATAGTCAATTAAGTCAAATCCACGAAAAGGTAGAAGATGTTTCAAAAGTAAAATTAGCAGAATCATTTAAAGATGTCGCTCCCGAGTTAGACAAAATCTCAAAGAGCTTTGGAAGTTTGCTAGGTGTTCATCTTGATGAAGATACAGGAGCAATCATTGAAGATACTCTTAATGATGTAGGCGAAAGTTTCAAAGGGAAATTTGAAGAAATTCAAAAAGCATTTGAAAAATTGACCACAGAGAAAACAGTAGGTGCATTACACGAAGTCAATAAACTTCTAAAAGAATTTGGGAATGAACTTTATCATCTCAATGGAGCAGGAGAAGAAGTCGAAAAGGTTGCTCAAGCTCTTGCCAAAATACCAAAACTTCAAGGAGTTTGGAACGCAGAGAAATTAGCACAACCTATTGATGATGAAGCAATTGAGAAAGCTAAAAGTTACTTTCAAGAGGTAGAAAAAATAAAAGGTTCATTGATAGGTGGATTAAATCGTGCAACCCTTTTTGACTTCTTCTC